TATTCGGGCCGTAAACGTCTACGGAATATCCATAAGTGGATGTGCCGTTGAAGTGCTGGCCTATCACGAAGCCGGTGTCAGTCGTTGATCCGGACGCCGCCGACCCAGCGGTAGCATTCACGACGAACTGCGAGCGGTAGTGCGTGCCAGTTGTGAAGTCTGACGCACCAGCGCGGAGGCGCAGCAATAGCGACGTGGACGCGCTCGCGGCTGTGATTACGACGAGGACGCGGTAGTTGGTGTACGTGGACGAGAACACACTTGCGCTAGCAGTGACGCTTGACGCGGCGCTAAACGTCGTCTTGTAAACCGGGACAAGTCCGTCGCGGTTGAACAGGACGCCTGTGTTCTCGACGACGTCCTGGTTGTACCTGGTCGCGGTGAGCACGTCCCCAGTTGAGACGTCCGTGGGTGCTACGTAGGCCATTAGCCGCTCCTAGTAGGTCAGGCGGGGATAGATCTGCTCGACCCATGCGCCGGCCACGCGCTCGTAGTAGCGGCCGGTGTCGGATTCGAGGATGTAGTCGCCGTTTGTCGGTGACGAGGGGTGCGAGGCATAGGTGCAGACCGTGTAGGTCACCGTGCCGTCTGGCGGCGCGAACGTGCCTAGGGTGGATGACCCGAACACGAACGGCGCAGGCCCGTAGTCGCTCAGCGTGAAGGTGACGGTGAACAGGTTGCCGCCGTCTGCGATCTCGGTCTCGATGCCCTCGACGATGTAGTCGCCTGATGTGCCGGCCACGGTGTCGTTGACGGTCACCCGGTCCTGCAGCTCGAGCGAGAGCATCTGCGTCACAGCGGCCGCGGGCCCGCCGTCCATCTCGACCGTCACTGGGGCGACGAACGAGGAGCGGATGTTCACGATGAACTGAGCCAGGTTGAGCGCCTGGGCGTCGGTGGCGATGTATTCCGACGTGACCTCGGAGCCATCGACGACGCCGTAGAGCCTTGTGCTGATCTGGTTCTGACCGACCTGTGGAGTGCCGTCCGCGAGCGTGTTGGGCGACGTGCCCGCCGCGCCGGTCTGGTACTGACGTTTGACCGCCTGGCGGTTTACCAGCTGGTCGAACTCAAAGCCCGGCTGGCTCGTCAGCGCATAAGTCGTGATCGTCGCGCTCGAGCTTGTGCGGCGGGAGCGGCTGTTGCGCTCCTCGTACGTCGCCTTGCCGTCCTTCGAGATGTAGAACACCCCGCGCTCGGCCTCGAGCAGGTCCTGGATGATCAAGAGGGCGCTCTTGCCGCCGTCGGCGTTTCCGACCGTGATGGTGTCGCCGGTGTCGAGCGAGCCGGTGCGCCTGGTGCCGTCTGCCTCGATGCCGCCCTGCCAGAAGTTCGCCCGGTCGTTGAAGTCGATGCCGTCGAGCAGCTGGCCGATGCGGCCCCCGGTCGTGCCTGCGACCCAGCTCATGCGAGCCTCAAGAAGCCCGAGCGCGACTTGCCGGCCACCGTTGACTGGCCGGCGTCAATCGCCGTGAAAGCATCCGGCGTGTACGAGTCGGAGCCCGTGCCGCCCTCTGTCGTGGCAAGCGCCGGGTCCAAGGGGTTGACGCGGCTGAGAACCAACATCAGGTCGGTGCACGACAGGCGGCAGATGCCCGTCGCGTAGTCAAAGCGCGCCGATCGGATGAATCCCCAGAACAGACCGTAGGTCGTCGCGCTCGCAGGGTCCGTTGCTTGGATGCGGATCGGCCGCATCGGGACGAAGCCCGGGGCGTTGTCGCTGTTGAGCTGCGAGCTGTTGTTGGCCGGGTTCCAGTAGGCCCGGTCAGACGGGCGCATCATCTCGAGCTCGGCCGTGCCGGCATTCATCTGGCTGAGGATGTCGTCGCGCCCGCGGCGGATGCGGATGCTCTGCACATCCTCGGTGACGTCGTCGTAGGTGCCGTTGAAGAACGCCGAGTAGGCGTTGCCGAACGCATCGGTGGTGCGCACCACGCCGACGGTGCCCGATGATGCGGTGCTTGCCACGTTGCCTGCGGTCTTGGCGTATGACACCGTCGTCGTGGTCGTAGCGCTCACGCGGTAGGTGCCATTGAAGGTGGCGTCGACGCCCGCCACGCCGATGGTGTCGCTCGTCGTGAAGGAGTGATCAGGCACCGTGAGGGTGGCGACGTTGCTCGTGAGCGCCTTGTTGGTGACCGTCAGCGGGCTGATGGTCTGAAACGAAGAGAAGTCGAACACGAGCAGCCCGGCCTGCGCGGAGTTCCAGCCGATCTTCACGCTGTAGGTGGGGACAGCCATCTAGACGGCGAGCCTCACGAGGCGGTCGAGCTCGGGCCGGAGCATGCGGGCGGCATCCTTGGCGTCGAGCACGCCGTTGAACGTGAGGTTGACCGACGGCCCGCCGATGCCGGTTGAGCGCAGCATGCGGCGTGCGCGGGTTCCCTCGAGCGGGATCACGGCCTCGCGGCCGGCCTCACCGATGAGTGCGTTGGTCGGGCCGGTGGTGATGCCGCCCTTCGCCAAGGCGATGCCGTACTTGCCCGCGTTGGCGCGCTTCCAGGCGTTCAGCTTGTTCGTGACCCACGGGCCCTTCTTGTTGTTCTTCTTCCACGCCTCGCTGTTGCCGTCCCACTGGCTCTCGAGCGACCGCTTCACGTTCTCAACGGCCTGATCGAATGCCTCACGCGGACGCTCGACCTCCACGCCTGATCCCACCACGGCGTCAGCGCCGCCGATCTTCGAGATCTCGGTGATCTGCCTCCTGATGCCGGCCAGAGCAAGGCTGAACTGCAGCGCGAAGGCGTCGCCGAGCGCGCCACCCTTCTCGCCGCCGATGAGTGCGTCGAGCTCGGTGCTGAACTGCGCGGCGCTGATCTGGCCGGCGGCGAAGCGCGCGGCGAGGTTGTTTACCGCCTCCTCGTTCCTCGTGCGATCGGCCTCGGCGATTGCCCGGAGGTCGTCGATCTGCTTCTGGCGGTTGAAGTCCGAGAGAGCGATACGGGCGTCTGCCGTTGCCTTGATGGCGTCCTGGTAATCCCGCTCCGCAGCGACCTGATCCTCTGCCGTTGCCTTCGCGGCCAGCTTGGCGGCTTCTTCTGCCTCTGCAGCGGTGACCGCGCCCTCGAGAGCCGTCTTTTGACGCGCCTGCTGGTCTGCGGCGAGCCCCGCCTCAAGCGTGGAGATGTTGCCGAACTGGCCTGCCGTGCTGGCCTGAGAGAACATCGAGGCGAAGGACCCGGCCAGCGAGACCACGTTGCTCTTGGCAGACGCCACCGCAGCCTTCATGGCGGCGTTCACGACCTTGATCAGTGCGGCCTTGGGCTTGGCCTGCTCGCGCTTGATCCCCTCGGCAATGCCCTGCGAGATCGGACCGCCGACCTGAGTGGCGAACTTCTCGGACGGCGACTTGATGCCGTTCTCCTGCTTGGCCTGCTGAATGCCCTGGCGGATCACGTCGCCGATCGCGCCGCCGACGTTCGGGCCGGCGTCGCGCACGCCTTGGGCGATGCCCTTCGAGATCGCCGACCCGACCGGCTTTGCCTTGCCGCCGGCGGTTCCCTTTGCGTCGGCTGACGCGCCGCCGAGCATGACACTCATGCCCTTGGCGACCTTGCCCTTGCCGTCAGTGATGCCCTGCGCGACGTCCTTCGGGATGCCAGCACCAAGTTGCGTGACCGATCGCGGAATCGCGTTAGGGTCACCAGCGAGACCGAATAGGCTCGAGAGCCCCTGCTTGATGAGCCCTGGCGCAGAGGCGATGCCTTCTGCGATCTTCTTGACGACCTTCTTACCAAGGTCCAGTGCGGCCTTGAGCAGGCCCGCGGCCGCGTTCAACAGCGCCTGCGGGAGGTTCTTCATGAGCGAAGCGATGCCGCTCACGGCCGACGAGGCGATTCCCTTGATCGCCTGCCAGGCACCGCCGAAGTCGCCACGCAGGATCGAGGCGACGAGCTTCACGACGTTGGCGATAGTCGTGAGCGTCGACTTGACCAGCCCTCCAAAGCCACGGACTAAGGGCCCGACCACTGACATGATCTGCGGGAAGTAGGTGCGGAAGATCCCGACGATCGACACGACGATCGAGGCGATGCCAGTGCCGATCTCGCGGAACGTCGGCAGCAGGTTGGCGCTGAACCAGTTCCATACCTGCATG